TGGTGTTCCAGAGGTTTACAAACGCCGCGACCAGCGTGCCCACCACAGCTACTACCGCCAGCACCGGTCCTGCCACGGCTCCGAGGGCGCTGCCGAGGCTGGCGATGGAGCCACTGCTCCCGGCGAGCTTTACGCCCAGCTTGGCGACGCCTTTTGTCAGCCCGGAGAAGCCCTTCATGACTGCACCGACCGTGGAGGTCGCTTTGCCGAAGAGAATGAGCATGGGACCAACGGCGGCGACCACCGCCGCGATTTTCAGGACGGTTTCTTTCTGCTCATCGTTCATGCCGTTCAGCTTGTCGACAAAGCTCTGAACCTTTTCTGCGGCGGCACGGATCTTCGGCATGAGGAGCTCTCCGAAGGAAATCGCCAAGCCCTCCAGTGCGGATTTCAGGATCGTGATTTGCCCGGACAGGTTGTCCAGCTGGGTGTCCGCCATCTGCTGGGCGGCGCCGCCGCTTTCCGTTATGGACTGCTGGAGGCTGTCCCAAGTATCTCCTGTGTTCGCCAGAAGAGAATTGACAGCGGCCAGGTCGGTTTTATTGAAAATGGACGCGATGATGTTCTGCTTTTCAGCGGAGGTCATCCCGTCCATGCCGGTATTCAAGTCCCCCAGAATATCATTGAGGGAGCGCATATTGCCTTCGGAGTCGTAGGTTTCCACACCCAGCTTCTCCATGCAGGCAGCGGCTTTGTCCGTGGGACTTTGCAGAGCAAGGATCACGTTTCGCAGATGGGTGCCGCCCTCCGCGCCCTTGATGCCGTTGTTGGCGAGGATGCCCAGGGCGGTATTCAGCTCCGCCGTGCCGCCCTTGATCGTCTTGGCGGTTGCGCCAATGGTCAGGATGGCCTCGCCCAGCTGGGCGACAGAGGTGTTGGTGGTAGACGCCGTTTTGGACATCTGATCCACCATGGTACCCACCTCGCCGGTTTCCATGCCCAAAGCGGACATGGCGTCTGTGACCATATCCGAAGCGGACGCCAGATCGATACTGCCCGCCGCGGCCAGGTTCAGCACGATAGGCAGCGTGTCATAGATCTTTTGCGTGTCGTAACCCGCCAGCGCCAGATAGTTCATGGCGTCCGCGCACTCGCTGGCGGAAAAGGCAGTTTCCGCGCCCATCTGCTTGGCAAGCGCCCGGAGGGCTTCGACCGTGTTGACAGACTCTCCGTCCAAATCGGACATCGCGTCCTTGGTAATGCCCATGGTGGCCTGCACCTGGCTCATGGCTGTATCAAAGTCCGCAGTGGTTTTCACGGCGGCGGTACCAAGACCCGTTACGGCGGCAGTCACCGGGAGCAGCTTCTGCCCAACGCCGGAGATCTTATCCCCGGCGGATCGCAGCTTGTCGCCGACATCCTCGATTTTTGCAAGCGCCGCATTGGACTCGATAGCCTGTTCCTGCAGACGTTTCAGCTCCTGCTCGGTCTCGATGATCTCCCGCTGCAGGGCGTCATATTTGTCCTGCCCCAGATCCCCACGCTCCAGCTGGGCTTTGGCCTGCTCCTGCGCCTGCTTCAGCGCGTCCAGCTTTTCCTTCGTAGCGCCGACGGCGTCCTTGAGCAGCTTCTGCTTCTGCGTCAGAAGCTCCGTGTTGGCAGGGTCCAGCTTCAGCAGCTTGGAGACGTCCCTCAGACCGGACTGGGTGGTCTTGATGGACGAGTTGACGCTTTTCAGCGCCTTGTCCAGCCCTGTGGTATCGCCGCCGATCTCAACGGTAATACCCTTGATCCTGCTTGCCATTAAGCGTCACCTCCTCATACTTGTAAACAATTTATTTTTTGCTTGCGGTTGCTTGCATTTGCCATCCGCGTTGGGTATAATATAGACAAAGGAGTGTGATGATCATGGCAAACACATCAGCTGTCTATGCCCGTATTGATTCGGGTCTAAAAGAAAGTGCCGAAAGCATTCTGCAGCAGCTTGGGATTTCTCCGTCCAGCGCGATTCAAATGCTGTACAGTCAGATCGTCCTGACGAGGGGAATGCCTCTGGATCTGCGTCTTCCGTCCCGGAAGCCCACCGCCATCGGCGGAATGAGCCGCGAAGAACTGGATGCGGAACTGATGAAAGGAATGGACTCTCTGAAATCCGGAAGAACCTATTCGGTGGACGAAGTCGATGCTGAACTCTCCAAGGAGTTCGGCATATGAGTGATTCGTACAGCGTCGTCTATTCTCCGGAGGCATTAAACGATCTGAAGGATATCTACGCCTATATCGCGCGGGAACTGCTGGCGCCGGATACGGCACGCAATCAGTTGAACCGCATCCGTAAGGAAATACGATCCCTGGATCTCATGCCTTCCCGCTATGCTTTGGTGGACTGGGAACCATGGAAAAGCATGGGGATGCACAAAGTGCCGGTGGACAATTTTGTCGTGTTCTATACGGTAGACAACGATTCTATGACCGTTGTCATTATCCGTATCGTATATGGCGGCAGAGATATCGAAAGCATCGCGGCAAAAAATCAGAAATAACGGGAAAGAGGAACGGCATACGCTGTTCCTCTTTTGTGATTCAGAACCGGTCAAAATCCTCCTGCGACGCGACCTTTTCGTACTGCGCGCCGTCGTTGCCTTTTTCCGTCCACATATCCATCACAAGTCCGATGGTGAGAAGGTCAAGGTCGGCGACAGCGATGCCGATCTCGGTGCAGCGCAGGAGGAACAGCGCCGTGGTCATTTCACGGCTGCTGCGTTGAAGTTTTTTTTAGAAGCCACATCGGTCACCAGATTGGAACCCCACAGTTCCAGAATCTCCGGCAGCACCTCATAGATGGAGAACATCTCAAACTGGTCAAGCCAGTCATCGATGTTGTCCGGAATGCTGTGGTCGGCATGGTAGGCCATGATGTAGGCCACATTCTCGAAGATCTCCAGATCCTCGATGGCAAAGGAGCCGTCCTCGTTTTTCTTCTTGCTGTAGGAAGCCTCCAGCCTGGACAGGTCCTTAAAAATATCCCGCTTGAACTTAACGCGGTACAGTCTGGGAATGGTCGCGGAGGAGCGGAACTTGACCTCATGCCCACCCACGGTCACGGTTTTTTCCAGCATGATCAGGCGACCTCCTCATCCGGGACATAGACAGCCTTATACCAGTTGTCGTAGGCAGTCTTGTCCGTGGTATCGCCGGTGCGGCTCTTGACCAGACCGTCGCTGCGGGGATCCGCGGTCAGGGACAGCGTTTCGGTACCAGGCTCGATGGTGTCCTCCCTGGTCTTGGACTCGATGGAAGGACGGGACGCGCTGCAGTTATACAGCACATGACGGATGGCCTTCACATCGCCGTCAAACTCGAACAGCAGCGCGAACTTCTCCGTCTCGGTGACGTCGGATTTCTCCACCAGCACACCCTTGTTGTCCAGCTTCTCCCGCAGGATCTCTGTGCGGAACCATTCGGGGATCAGCGCCATTTCCAGATCGCCGCTGTAGCCGTTATTGGAACTGGTACGGAAATACACGATGCCGTCCGCGTAGAAGGGAGACGAATCGCCCTCGGCGTCCAGACTCAGGCTGACAGCGCCGGGGATGGCCTTGGGCGTTTCATAGGAAAACGTAGTCACGCCGTCCTCGACCGTTTCGGTCAGCTTGGCGGCATGGACGTTTTTCAGATTGTATTTGACTTTATTGCTCATTGCGGTCAAACCTCCATTTCGAAGTAATAAAGGACTTCATAGAGCCGTTCGCTCTCGATCCACGTCTCGGTTTTCTCATAAAAAATGCCGTGCCGATCCAGCACAGCCTCCAGCTTTTGTTCCACCGACAAGTCCTTACAATCGGTGTACAGCTCGATATGAACCTCCGAAACCTTATAATAAACCGCTCCGTCAGCGGAAAAGTTGTCGCTGGCCGGGAGCAGATAGCAGATAAACGGCGGCTCCGGGGACTCGCCCTCCGCGAAGTGGTCGTAGGCGAATGGTAATCCGGACTCCGTCAGAATTTGAATCAGCTCATCCATGCCGCAGGCTCCTTTCGATGTCCTTCTCCAGCTGGTCGATGCCAGCCTGTTCGGCGGGCGCGATATGGCTGCGCCCCGGAACTCTGCCGCCGCCGCGCTTGGCGTGGCCGTGTTCCAGCAGATGCGCCAGCTGGTAGCGGTTGCGGGAATACACTGTCACCTCCAGCGAGCAGGACGTTTCGCGGGTGTTCTTGACAGACCAGCTCTTTGCGTAAGCTCCGGTGGATTTGGGCGCGGTCGCCTTGATCTGGTTTTTGACCAGTGTCCCGGCGCTTTTCACCGCCGCCTTCATCTCATCACAGGCCACATCCGCATACTCGTTCAGTTCCTTCATGACCGTCTCGGAGAGCGTGCCGATAGGAATTTTGAGATTTGCCATCCTATCGCCTCACCTTCCGGCAATGCAGTTTGACGCCCTTGCGCTTGAAATTCATGTGGTCGACCGAGAGAATGTCGTACAGCTCGTCCCGAAACTGCACCCGATACCCCGTGGAGGTGATGGCGGCGGACTGGGCGCACCAGCGGAGCGTGAAATCGATGGTGGAATCGTCCACCACCATTCCCGCCTCCGTCATCTCCTTGCCGCCCTCGGCGCTGACCGTGGCGTGACAGGAATAATACAGCTTCCACTCATTTTTGTGATTGCCGATGGCATCCGCCGACACCTCGTTTTTGGTAATAACGATCTGGGTATTCAGCAGTCCGATCTTCATCAGAAAGCCTCCTTGCGGGAGCCGAAGAGCAGAGAACGAAGGGTCAGCGCCAGCGCATGGTGGTCGGCTTCCTCCCGGTGCTCGTAGAAATAGGCGACTGCGTACATGACCGCCACCTTGCCGCCATCCACCTGTGCCAGCGCATCGGGACTGTCCAAACGGAGAATGTCCGCGCACAGCTTTTCGGCTCCTGTGATGAGCGCGGTAATGATGGGATCGTCTTCACCGAAGCCCACACGGAGGTAGGACTTCATTTCTTCCAGTGTTACCGTCATAGCATTCCTCCTTTGGCGAAAGAGGAGAGCCACATTGCTGCGACTCTCCTCAAATGAACTTAAGCACCTTTCTACTGTGGCACCTTGATGGTCTCGGGCGGGGTGGATTTCACTTTGGAAAGAAGCTCATCCATCACCGCCGCATCCTTTCATTAGCCACCGGAAGAGGCAGTGCCCTTCTGCTGCAGCACCTTGATGGCTTCGGGCAAAATGAGCTTGCCGTCCAGGCGCTTGGATGCGATGAAACCAATCTGACCGGTCTCCGCAAAACGCTCGTTCAGGCGCTTGAAGGTAATACCCAGGCGGTCGCCGATCCAGTAGTAGTTGAAGTCACCGAAAGCAACAGTCTTCTGACCGGCCGCCAGCTCCGGTGCATAGGGAGAGGTGTAGATGCGCTTGCCGAGCAGGGTATCATAACCGCCCTCATGCAGAGCAGGCTGCCACAGATACTGACCGTTGGAGTCCTTCAGCTTGCGGATGTTCTTCATGGTGGAGTCATTCAGAAGCCACACGGCGTTCTTGCGATAGGCGCTGT